CCTGACCACAAAGTTATTATATGTGGCTATAACGAGGACTTTGCTATAAGATTTGGTAGACGCAACAAAGAAAAGATTGAAGAGTATTCTTATATTTTTCCAGATACTATAATTTCTAGCACAGTACGCTCATCTGTTGAGTTTGAGACTACTCGTGGCGGACGTTGCATCTCACGTGGTATCCTGAGTGGTCTGACAGGTAACACTGCTGACTTATCTATAATTGATGACCCTATTAAAAACAGACAAGAGGCTGACTCAGAAACAACCAGACATACAATTTGGAATGAGTATCTTAACTCAGTCAGAACTCGTATAAAACCAGGTGGTAAACTTATTGTTATTCAGACAAGATGACACGAAGAAGACCTGTATGGTATGATACAAAAAAATGAGAAACACGTGCAAGTTATTAATATTCCTTGTGAGTGCGATGACCCTGAGACTGACTTACTTGGTCGCAAAATGGGTGAGGCTCTGTGCCCTGAGATAGGGAGAGGCACAGCTTGACTGGAAGCTTTTAAACCAGTATATATTTCTAAAGAGGGCTCCCGTGCGTGGACCGCCCTCTATCAGGGAAAACCAGTGGCTATGGAAGGTAACTTCTTCAAGAGAGAATGGTGACGCTATTATAGTGAAAATGACATTCCAGCACTGTTTCCATATACAATCATATCGGTTGATGCGGCATTTAAAGATGGGGACGACAATGACTTTGTCGCAATTCAAGTGTGGTCTAAGATTAATAACACATATTATCTTAGAGATTCTCTAAAAAAACGTTTGAATTTTGTAGAATCGCTGGATGCAATTCGCAGCTTTAAATCACGTTACCCAGATACGTTATTTATCTTAATTGAAGACAAGGCGAACGGGACCGCCATATGTAATGTCTTAAGTATGGAGATGGATGGTGTCATACCGATAAATCCTGA